AGTGAAGTCATAATTTTTGTTAATGATTTTGATTTAAATGTGTGGGCTTCATCTCCAAACACTACATCAAATTGTTTAAAATAATCTTTTTCAAAAGTTGCTAGTGATTGCCATGTAGATACAATTACATTGTCTTCCGTTTCTTTCTCATGCCCATAATATATACGATGCACACTTTCGTTCATACCATAATCTAAAAAATCACTATACATTTGTTCTACTAAAGATGTAGTTGGAACAATAACTAATATTTTTAGATTTAGCATTCTAAAAAATCTAATCATACAATATATGATGAGAGATTTACCACTAGCTGTTGGTGATAGTAATAAAAGTTTGTGTCGTTTTAAAACTTGATATACAGCCTGTAACTGATAATCTCTAACCTCAATATCTTTACCATTTGATTTAGGTTTTAAACTATTACAAAAATCGTCACTATCTTTTTTGTTTATTTTAGAATTGTAATATACACCTTCCTCTATATCAATCTCATATTCTCTTTCTTTAGCAAATGCATATATGTAAGATAACAATCCTTGATATATTTTACCTGTTGCTTTAGAATATAATCGTAGTTTACCATCCCACTTTCTTGCTCGGTATGCAGGCATAAACCTGTAACCCGGAACTTGAAATGTAAAAAATTCTGAAAGTTCTGCTTGAATATAAGGTTCGGCTAAAACTTTTATATAAGTTTCATTAACCTTTGTTATGCTTAAGGTCGTCATTAAATTCTTCTAGAGATATGTAACTGACATTTTTACAATCCCACTCTTTTATTTTTTCTGTGTTTACTACTTTAAATTGTATATCGTTAAATCTATCGTATATAGCTTTATAATGTTTTATCCAGTTTTTAGGATCGATGGCTTTTGCATTTTTACCAACATATCCGTTTGTATCTTTATATAAATTGTTTACTGTTTTTGTATTAGAATATATATCATGTCCAAAAAGATAGATACCTTTATCAACATCAGGTTGTTGTGTTGCGATTAACATAGATAGTGCACCTGCATTTGTTCTAGTATCAAAACCTTTTAGACTTTGTACTTTATCTTTTTTCTTTGTCCATGTAATTGTGTAACCTACTGTATCTAAATCACAATGTAACTTAAAATCATCGTCTGTAAGTGTTGGATCTTCTTTTGATTTTTCTTTTTTAAAATCTTCCATCAAGTCTTTGTTGTTTGCCCAACACACAAAAAACCTTTTCTTTGTATTAGGCCATGAAAACTCATCAACATATCCATCTAAACTTTCAACATCACCAACAAACTGTTTATAGTGTTCTTTTACAAAAAGTTTATCATAAGCTGTGTGTTTTATCTTTTCCCATTCTTTTAAATAACAAATATTTTCAAATGCATAACCAGAACGGTATATCTCATGACATAACTTGTAATCCATAGCAACAAGTATATTAGGTGTGTAGTCCCTAAATAGTGCATTACAACCTATTGTATTGTGACCATCTAAATTAGAAAGGTCATAGTCTTTTCGACTTTCTCCATTACCTATACAAATTATCATTTACCAAAATACTTTATTAATTTTTTTATGGGTTTATAAACTTTCCATATTTCATTAATATGATTATCTAATTTTTGTTCAAGATTATCTATCTTCTTTTCCATTCTATCTAGTTGTTCTTTCTTGTGATCTTTAAAATGTTCTGGTGTCAATTTTATATTCCTCCACTTGTAAATTTCTTCCACTCTATTGCATTTTTGATTTGAAATGTCCTATTGTTTATTTGTCTAATGATTTGCTCTACATGATTTACAACAGTTCTTAAATACTCTATCTTTTGTGATTGTTGTATTATCTCAGGATCAGATAATAAGTATTTGTCTATATCTGCTCGTAGTATTTTTAAGTCAAATGGTTTTTCCATATAGACTTTAGGATCGGCTTTACCTGTGTAATATTCCCACTTGTCTTTGTGTAGTATTGCATAATCACTATCAGCCTTTTTTAATAGTAGATTAAACTTTGATAATAATTTTAGATATTTGTTATGAAGCTCTGGTGTTTTCAGGGATTCAATATCCAATTCAGTATCATCTAATTTTAAGTCTTTATCTGCTAGTGCTTGTATTTCTTCTAAATTCATAATCTTATATTATATCACAAAAACCGTGAAAAGTCTAGGTAAGTTTGAAAATTTCGTAGTATGCGTATCCCATAGTAAATATGGCTTCTAGGTATGTTACATCGGTTGCATCTTGGGTAAAATCTATACCTGATAAAGAAGTCGGGTATAAATCTCTAAATCTAACCTCTGCGATTGGGTTGTTTTTTGAGGACAATATTGTAAGTATACCATCAGAGTATATAGGTGCATCATTAGGTGCATTGCCAGTTTTACCTGCCTCAATAGAAACTCTACTAGGTATACTTTGTGGTGACTTATCTCTACCAGTTCTTAACAGGTCAAGGTATTCTTTGTGGTCTACAGGAAAGGCTGTACCACGCATCCAATCTTGTACCTCAATATAATTATTAAAAAACTCATCTACAATAAATGTGATATTAAGGTTTTCAAAAGAAAGAGTGTCACCTGGTAATGTAATATTACTTAATGGTGTAGGTTGTGTAACTTCACCTATCGATATGCCAGGTATATTTGCAGCCTTTACAAAAAATTCAGTCTTTGGTAACTTGTCAATCAAGAACCTAAACTGTGTATTAGCAGCATAATCTAAATTTGATGGTTGTCTGTTAAATGAACTAGTTTCAGTCATATTACTATTTATATTAAAAAAACAGGCTTATTAAATGCTCATAGAAGCATAAAGTAAATGTGTGCTGATACATTGTATCAATAAAAAAGGGGCCCGAAGGCCCCTTGGTGGTGTTCTATACTGTTTCCAGTATAGAGGTGAAAATTAATTACATTAAGTTGTTTACTTCAACTCTTCTGTAATAAGTGTTAGTGTCTACTGCACCAATATCAGTTACCTGAGCACTAGTTCCAGCAAATGGGTTTGCGATAAGACCATATCTAGTCTTGAAACCAATTTTAGGTTGGAAACTGTTCTCAGCTACTGCTCTCACCATTTGTAGTGGAACATATGGGCAATAGAACATACCTGCATCGTAAGGTGAAGTTCCTTTGTAACCGATTACATAGTATTGTCTAGCCGCAACATTAGCTGCATACGGATCGATGTATACTTTGTATCTTCCGTTAAGAACACCAGCAAAAGTATTACCAGTATCATCAACATTTAGGTTATTAGAAAGTGCAGGAGCGTAATCTAACACACCAGCCATTTGAAGTGCAGAAGCAACATCTGCTGAACAGATTATTAAGTTACCTTTACCTCTTCTAGTTTGTTGTGCGATTGCGTTTGCATCTCTTTCTAATTGGAACATTAAACCTTTGAATTTCTCTACAGACCATCTACCGTTTGAGTCAGTATCTAAGTCAAATTTACCAGCAGTTGTAGTGTTCACTTGAGCACCAGGTTTTGCTGTTCTGTAAATTGATCTTACTACTTCACGGTTGATTTCCGCAAGAATTTCAGATGATAAAATGTTTGCAAGTTCTGTTTCTGCATCAAGACCATGGATTGCTTTTAAATCTTGAGCAAGTTCCATAGTGTAGTCAGCTTTAAGCTGTCTAGTTTTTGCAGTTACAGTTGACTTCTCGATTGAGAAAGCCATTTCAGCAAAAGATGAAGAAGCTTCAGCAGTTGCTGTTGCGATACCAGTACCAGTTGTATACTGAGTAGAAGTATCATTTAATACTGCAGGGTTAGTACCAGTTTGAGTACCTGTTCCTGAGAAGTCTGTATCAGGCTCATTGAATAGAGCTTCTGTTCCAGAGTTTGAAGTAAATCTTGACTTCATAGCGAAGATTAGACCAGTTGGTCCAGTCATTGGTTGTACGCCACAAATGTCATAAGCAATTAAATTAGGCATTGCTCTTCTTACTAGTGAGATTAGGATTGGATCCCAATTCGCAATCGCTGAACCAGTTTGGTTAGCGTGTGCCTCACCTAAGAATGCAGCATCTTCTTTAAGTGCTTTTTCTTGGTTTTCAAGAATTACAGCTGTTACCGCTTTTCTATACGGATCCTTAATTTCAGGTAAGTCCGTATGTTCAAGAACCGGTTGCCACTTTTCTTGAAGGCTTGATGAGTTATACATTAATTACTCTCCCTTATTTATTTTAATGTTTTTAGTTCTTGTTATAGCAGCTGTGTATTTTGCCATTGTGTCTGAAAGATCACTAGGATCTACCGTACCGCTATTTGATGATGTAGTGTCAACATTGGTTTCAGCAGGTTTTGCTTCTGATGCGAAATAAGACTCTTTAATAGTTTCTAATTTCTTTTTATAATCGTCAGCATCCTCGAAATCAACATTTTCAGTCAATCCCTTAAATTTTTCTTTTTGAGTATCTGCCATAGTTTCAGACACTTCCTCAAAAATATCGCCTCTTGTTAAATCAGCATTTTCTTTCTTAAGGCTTACATTCTTTTCAACCTCAGAATTTACTTTTGCTTTTAACTCATCGATTTCTTTTGCTTGAGCTTCTAGAATATCATACTTTTCGTCAGGAATATCAATATAGTGGTCTTCAAATAATTGTTTTAAACCACCGATGAAATCTTCAGCAATCTCACCTTTGATACCTCTTTCGATAGCAAGTTCATTATCTTTAACCCACTCTTCTACAACGTAGTTAAGATAGTTATCGACTTTTTGAACCATATCTTCTTTTAGAGAAGATTTGCTTTCTTCTAGTTCACTAGCATAGTTTTCTTCTAGTCTTTCAATTTCGACTTTTACTTTTGACTTAACTGCAGCTTCAAAAACTGTAGCAGCCTTAGTTTTAAATTCGTCTGAAAGTTCAGATTCGCCAGAAACAAGAGCATTGACATCTTCTTTAACATCAATATCTTTAACTCTTTTTTCGATAGCTTCTTTCTTACTAGCTTCTTCTTTTTTCTTTTCTTCTTCGTCTTCAGAATCCATAGCTTCTTTTTTCATATCGTCCATTTGTGACATGATTTTATTGTATGACGCCATTAACTTGTCTTTTTTCATTTCTTTCATTTTATCGTACATAGCTTGCATCATACCAGCTTTGGTCTTAGGCATTTCCATTTTAGCCATCTCTTGTTTTTCAGCTTCTGAAATATCTTCACCATCGTGATTAACTTCATCACCTGCAGCAAGAGGTTCTTTTACTTTTGAGGAACCCTGAGCGTGTGGTGCAGTTTCAGCAGACCCAGCACCTTTAGTTGGAGCAGTAGAGTCTTTTTTAACTTTTTTTGCGTTATCTATTTTGCCTTCCGGATTATCAGTAGTTTCCCCACCAACATCTTC